TCCTGCTTGGGGCCGTCCTTATAATCATAGCTATCAACAGGTAACTCACGGAATTTCAGAAGTATACTTTCACCATCTGCTGGCTTTCTGTTTTCCTTAGTATTCTCGTCAGACATCATCGCCATCATTGCAATAGCAGCAGCGCCTTGAGCAAGCCCAGCGCCTTGCTGCTGCTCCTGATTGTATGCAGCCATCTGATCGTTGTAGCTCTGGTACACGTTCCCGCTTACATTCGTCGGGGCGATCTGCGAAGTCGGCGCTGTTGGAGTTGTTGACCGGCTGAGCAAGCTAGATGTCGGATTGGCCGAAAGCATGGCGACCAAGTTCTGATACGGGATTTGGTTCTGCTGTACGGCCTGCCCAAATAGCGTGTTTTGCTCATTGGCTCCCTGAACCTGTGCCTGCGCCGCCGCCTGACCAAGCGCCTGATTTTGGTTGCGCTGCTGCGCGCCCTCTGCGGCAGTGCGAGCTTCAGACCCAATCGGAAGTCCTCGGCTGTCGAGCTGCTGTTCAAGCTGGGTGTGCTGCTGTTCGAACTCCGGCTTGAGCCATCCGGCCATTGCCTGATAAGCCTGATTTCCAACATCGTTGGCCGTTGGCGCGTTGATGCCGCCCGTGTTCAGGTTGTTCATCAACTCGCCAGAAATGCCAGTCAGCCCCGCGCCGGTGGCTTCCTGCCCACTGAGCAAATACTGAAGCTCTGGCGTTAGGCTCGTGATGGCGCTCGTCGGCGCGCCGCTGGCGTCCCTTCCGTATGTGGTCGATCCATACGGATTGTAGGTGTCCGGGGAATTTAGAGCGGACTGCCTTTCAGCGGTAGCAATATTCGATTCAGTTTGCGCCTGAGATACCGCATAAGGATCAGGTGCAGCCGGTGCATCTCCGCCTTTGCTCATGTCTTCACCCTATCCATTTGCATTCATCCCTAAGCATTCCGTAAAGTATTGAGTCCTTTCCAGGATCACGAGACCCACGAATACACCCCTCCATTACGAAACCTAGTCTTTCAACTATCTTCCTTGATATTATGTTGGACTTAGCTATTATGCACGTTATTCTGTGGCATTCCAATTGATTGAACGGGTATTCAAACCATGTGCGCAAATTCAAGCGCGTCAACCACGGACCACTTCCAGCGGCGGCGAGCATCACATTACCACCATTCGGGGTTCTGGTAATGTCATAGAACACGAAACCGCCAAGTAAATTTCCATCTTTGTCGATGGCCCCCAAAGCCTCGTACTTCTCCGTTATTGGGGTCCCATCGCGCACCATGGCGTTGACGAATGCGCAAACTCTCTCACGATCACCAGCCAATATCATATCGGCCCCGCTGGCTTTCCAAGCACCTCTGTCGAGTACCACTGAACATCATCAGCCGTGGAATAGGTGCGCATCACCGGCGACGCGGCGCGGCCCTTGCCAGTGACGCCAATCCACTTTGGCTCTGAAACTGGCTGATCTGACCAAGCACTGTCCCAAGGGCTATCCCAAGGGGTAGACCCGCCGTGTGTCCCTATATCGTATGTCGCCCCTGATATTTCGGTGTTCGTGAAATCTGTGTCGATTGCGACTTGGGCGCTTAGAAGCCCAGCAGAAAACACGTTCGGCTTCACCCTGCTGTAAATCTTATTGATGCCTGGAGAACCAAAGTAACTAAATCCAGGTCTTGCCAAAGTCGATATCTGATTTGCTCCATCGAGTCCGCCAGCATGGACGTAAACATTCCCGTCAGACTCAGAACCAAAGTATACAGTTGCCCCAACCTCTTCCATTGAAGCAATCGCCAAGTCTTGATAAGTAGTCCATCCTTGGTTCCTGGTGTTGAACACATACTGTTTCGATGGAGTTAGCCCATTTGGGATATTGAAATAAATCAACCCGTTGATGAATTTCCCGAACCACCCAGAATTTGACGCATACGTTTTATAGTCAGACTGCCAAGATGGGCTGATCTTCCCCCAGTTGCCGAGCGCTTCAAGATTGAAAGCGAGCCCGGCGCTGATCACGTCCATCGATATTGGCCCTGACGTGGTGATCAGAACAAGCTCTCCACCGAGCTTCACGGCGGCGTCGTATTCAACGAGAGGGGGAGCATAATATTTGCTGATCAGCGAAAACGATGTCGCCGGGTCTCCCTGGTAGACGAGCACTTGGCCGGTGCTCATCACGATGCAAGTCGTGTCTCTCCATGGGAATACGCCCATGCAGTATCCACCATCAGCAATCTGGCTGCTCTGGAATACGGTGAACGGCCCCGTAACGTACATCGAGCCGCCATACCACACGTCCCCGCTGTTGACGACTGTCGCCCATAGCCGGTTCTGCACGCTCTTGATGGTCCGCATCTGGCTTATCGTCGGTCCAGAGAACCCGGTCGCGACAAGGCCAGCGCCGCCCGGCTGCCACCTCCACGGAGTGTCTGAACCGTTTACGCCAAAGACGTACCCGTTGAAAAAGTCAGTGCTCCATCGGTTGTTGTGTATCCGCTGGCGAGCGTTGACGGAGTGCCGGACAGCACTTCGAACAAAGACCCATTTGACGCGGCCAGGAGCTTCTGTGTTGATCCGCTGACATAACGCACGAGCGTCTGGACTGGATGTCCCGCGCCGGTCGCGGTGTCGCACCAAGCCTCGTATCCGGGGCGGACCTTGCACACGCCAACGTCAGGAAGCCAGTTGACGAGTTCGCGCGCTTCGTTGGGCTGCAAGTTCGTGAAGTGATCGCGCGTGTTGAGCCCCAACGTCGGCGCTGGCACGGGATACGCTTGGGCTGTTCCTGCCGATTCTGGGGTTATGATGCGCGAAACCATCAGACATATTCCTCAATTTCCGTAGCCAATTTCAGGAATATTTCCTCTTCCGAGCACATATCTCGGATTTCCTGTGACGTCAATCATCGGCTGAGCACACGCGTCAAACCACTCAGCGTCTATAGCAGCAATATAGTTTGCCTTTTCCTCTGCAAATGGCAGCGTCTCGCTCGCCTTTAATCTGTAAACCAGTCCAAGTGTCATCAAATCTTCTGCGTTATTATTCGGAAGAAATGAAGGATAATCCGTATCTGCCGTTAGCCACTTCTGAGGAATTCCGGCAGCATTTGAGCACCATGTCGATTCGAAATAGTCGAAGGCGATCACGCGCGCGTCAACCGGCGTCGGCGCGATCACCATGTTGCCGCCCTCCATGCGAAACCAAAACCGCATCCCTGCGATCACCAAGCCAGACTGGAGCACCTGCCAAAACGAGTCTGTCGAAGGCCCATTCATCGGCCAATGCGCGGTCCTGTCCCAATGGCTGCTGTTGCTCATCCGCTGCCACGTCGTCGGCAATGGGTATGCTGCCTGCCCTGGAACCGTGGTGAAGGTGTACGTGGTCTTCAGTTCTGGCCATTTGTGTTGACGCTGCAAGTCTCGGCCAATCCTGTTGACCAAGCGCAGCGCTTTCTGTGCCGTTATGTCGGTGTTCCCAGCAACGTAGGAAGGAACCGCCATGCCGCCAATCTCTGCAATCGCGTCCTGCACTATGGTCAACAGTGTCATCTGTTATGCTCCCGCCTCTTCTTGAGCCTTCTTACGCCATTTGTTCCACTGTCCAACGCCGAGGCCGCCAAATAGGCTATCGTTTGCCTTCGCGAAGTCTTCCACCGTCATAACGCCGTGCTGCATCAGAACCGAGCGGGCCGAAACCGGGATTGCCCCCCAGCCAGAAATGGGCGTCCCATCAGTAGGCTGTACAAAGTCTGACGGCTGCTCGAATGCCTTCTCCGGCGTCTCGCTGTCGAGNGCCGCGAGCTGGCGTTCAAGCTCCTTGCGGCGNTCTTCCTTGCCNGCGGCTGACAGCGCCACCTGACCGCGCACCGACGCNTGATATTCATCGAGTGTATCAGGTCCATCATAGTCTTCCATCTGGTCATGCGCAAACCCCATCACNACAGGGTCTTTCCGCTCTGGAAGGCCAGCGTTNCCATATTTGCGCTCGTACTCGTTGAAGGCGTCAGGNAAGCGNTTGCGNAANCCGCCGATGGTCCATTCCTCAACCGGCTGGACAGCAACGTCTTTGATCTGGCTNTTCATGATGCGCGACGCGACGTGAAGNCGCCATNTCAGAACCTCTCGCCCAAAGTGGCGCGACGCGGGGCGNTCNAGATCCGCGACGTGCACGATCTGCCCTTTGACGTGGCACACCTTGCCGCCGTTGCCATCGGAGATGAAGCCCTCCTGATCGTCGTAGTTCTTCGTGAGCGGGACCATCTGCCCAATTTCGACGGGAGTTCCGAATAGATTANTCATATTTATTCCTCTTGTTGGACTGTTGGACCTAATAGCGACCGCCCGGAGCAAGGTCCAACTCTCAACTCCGGGCGATCATCCGGCTCGATTGCTCAAGCCGAAACCAATTTTCCATTGTAGCAGATGAACCAACCCTCACGATGATTATGCCTTACACCTGGGAAATGTCCAGCGAGTTTGACTCTCCACCACTCAGGATCNCGGATTGTGTTGTGCAGCGTGCCGACGCCAAGGATGTCACCGAATATTGCCCCGTTGTGGTCGATCTTGAAGAACACCGCTTTACTGCAAAGTTCTTTCATTTTACTTAGNACAACNTCAATCTTATCTTCTGGGATATGCTCCATAACGTCAACGCAATACCCGAAGTCAGCGGTGGTTACGACGCTGGGAATGCTCCACAAATTCGCAACGCAAAGAGGGATGTGCACGTCAGAATCAAGACAGTTCGCCGCGTGGTCGATGCCAAGGACGGAATAACCCTTCTCCTGAAGCTTCGCCGCAGCGCGACCGCTTCCACACCCGAAGTCGATGAAGGATGTGTAATTGGCCAACGTCACGTCATCCCTCACATGCTGCTCTGGTATGAGAAGTTCAAGCGCCCTGCCAACCAAATTCTCCCCGTCTGACCATTCCCGGTAAACGTCGGTCTGCCAGCAGCGGCGATATTTGTAAGCCTCGCGAGCCTCAAGGGAAACCTGCGATGCGGAGCGGGCCGCCTCTTCGTCGCGCCACATGTCCGGCAGAAGGCCAGAGCCGCGAACGGTGATCGCCAGTCCTGCGGCCTCGATCCGCTGGTATGTGGCAAGGAATGCCTTCGCCTGCGATGCCATAGCGCGCGGGGCGTCGTACACCTTCCCGTTGAAGAAATATTCGTCAGTCAAGGCGCCGTCGTTGAGAGGCTGACTGTACGCGTGATGGGCGCGCCCGGCCGCCGAGCTGTCGTATCCGTAGAGGTCTGCGCGGCGATAGCCCATCATGAGGATAAGGTTCAGGACGGATAAGCCAACTGTCGTGCCAATGCTGACGAGATGCGCGTTAGGCTCAAGCTGTTTCGTCGAGCACGCGATATCGTCCCCAGCGTCAACGTGCCATAGTCGGACGTCACAGCCGTTCTCGCTGAGGAATGCGAATAAGTCGGGGTGACACTGCGCGGCAAGCAGATAGACCGTCCTGCGTGCTCCAGCGGCTTCATTCTCCATGGCGTGAGAGAGGAAGGTGATGTTTTCACGGCGAGCGTCGAGCAAAACATGGAAGTCTGGAGTGATGCCGTTGGCGCGAAGCCACTGCGCCGCCCCGTTGAGGCTGAACACCGCCGCGCCGTCCCGCTGCTTCGCTCTGATCTCCTCGATGTAGTCCGCCGCCGATGGGCCGCCGCCAACAACCACCGCGCCGTGAATTCGCGATCTCACGCGCGGGATGTCTCGCCACGTGTTCGCCCTGACATTTTCCGCGATCTCTGAAGCTGGGGTGTTGCACACATCGACGAAGCGCGCTGGGGCGATGGCGTCAACCAGATGGGGCATTGCGATTTCTCCTGGCCATCCTGGAAGCGTGTGGGGCTTGGGCGTTCCGTGGAATATGGCAATGGCCGGATCGTCACCGGGTTCACTAAGTTTCCAGGATCTCACGGCTCCAGGAACAAGCTCATCCCACGAGTAGGCGTATGGTCCGAACGCTTCGATGAAAGCCTGATCGCCACCGGGCCAGTCTTGAGGCTTGCCCTTGCCCTCGTAGGCCGCCCACAACGCATCCGTCTCGCCTGACACCTCCCAGAACATAACGCTGCTCTGCAACCCTCCAAACGGCCCTGGACATCCCGTAGGCTGAACCATCACGAAGGCGTCGCTGAACGTCGCCAGCGCGTCGATGTTGCGCCTGATCTGCGTGCTCAAATCGATGTACAGGACGCGTTCGCCATGCTTGAAGACGCCGGGCTTGAACAGACCCATTTTTGCCCACCATCCTTTGAGCGATGTGTCCGGCAACAGAAGCCTGTCGATCCCTACATAATAGAAATCGTCTGAGTAATCATCTGTAAAGCACGAGAATTTGTAATCTATTGAGCAGTTTCTTTTCAGAGAGTCGTGCAGTCTTCCTACATATTTTGCGCCGCACCCTTGATAGTCACCTGCATTCACACAGACAATATTCAGCATAAGCGTTGGACCTTATGATTATGGCGGAGGATTGATCAGTTTCCTCCGCCAATTGTACCATGGATTTAGATCAAAAGCACCGGCCAATTAGCCTGGATTTCGGGAGACTTAGCCGATCCGCTCGATGTGGTGACAGTCACCAGACCACCGATCTTGGTGCGTCCAGCCGCCGACGCCCGCAGCACGCCCGCAGAACCGCTGGAAGTAGCCGGACCATAGATCTTGCCGCTGTGGTTCAGGACAGCCTTCACCCGGCACTGAATGCCAGAACCGGCGATGGCAACCCACCCATAATCCAGGATGGTAAACGCCACCTGAGCGAAACCAACCACATACCCCTTGGCCGCCGTGGCATTGGTGATCGATGTGGAATTGAAGCTCTCGTCAATCGTGACGCAGTCGAACTGCTTGTGAGCGGTCGCTGCCTTGACGAAAATCCACTCAGTTCCGTTCTCACCCTGAACGCGTGTGCCAAGCTCGAAACGCGGGCCGCCTTCACCAATGGGGGGCGTAGCGCTCGGGGTGGTGCGGTAGAAGTCCGCTCCCTGGGGAAGATAAGACTTGATTGCAGTGTTAACGGTCATGCCGTCTCTCCTTTAACTTAATATTGAAGGTATAGCGGCTGTATTCCAAGCCGCTATACTTGTCAGGCGATGATAACACCCTGCAACGAGCGATTGCTGCAAGTCAGGTTGCCGCCCCAGTAAACCGGGACAACGAGAGCATCCTGATTGACAGAAGCCTTCTCCGGGTCGGTGATGAAGTTGCGGTCCTTGTGGGGCCGGAAGTGGAAGTAATCAGTGTTCAGGAAGTACATGCGGGTTCCGCTCGTCTCGCCTGGATCATAGAGAACGTCCGCATTCATGAACTGGATGCCGCCAGGGAAACCGGCGCGCGCCTCATCGCTTTTGACAAAACGCTGGTTGGTCTGAAGGCTATTCCAGTAGTATTTGAAATAGGTGTTCCCGGCGAGGATAAGATCAACCTCATCCCGTCCGCGAAGGGTCTTCAGATACATCGTGTCCATGGCGCCCTGGATCGTGGTAGCCGACGCCGCGCCAGCGCCAAGGCCGGCGACGCTCGTATACTGCGACTGCCACCAAGTCTGTGCCGCCGAGTCAATGCCACCCACAGTCCCGGTAATCGGGCTGTCGGCAACGAGGAACTGCAAGCCGCCGATGGCAAGGCCACCAGCCTCCGTGTTGCTGTAGAACAGCGACTTGGAGATGTTGTTCTTCATGGTCTTCTCAGCCACGAGAATGCGGCTCTTGACCAGATCGAACTTGGCTTCGCGGCCGGAATTCTGCATCTGCTCGCGCCCGCTGATGGACACGTTGCAGTTTGCCTGTTTCCAATCGAACTGGGCGCTGGTGACCACATCGGAAGCGGACACGTTCAACACCTGATACCCGGCATACCAAGAAAACGTTCCGTTCTCTTCATACATCAAGTTTTCGAGAAGGACATAGCCGCCCTCGGCTTCGTCAACATTCCCTTTTTCCTGAAGACGAGTAAGCAACGCGTTGTGCTTGAGCACGTTATCAGCAAGAGTTTCACGATAGTTTGCAAGTGTAGTAGAGGTGATCTCAGTCCACACCGTTGAAGGATAAGCAGTCATGGTGTTCTATTCCTTATACACCGAATTTAGTCATAGCAGCGCTTAACGCGTCGTCGAGTTGCATCCTACCCTTGACCTTCTGAGCAGCGCCCCCAGATCTGGGTTTCACAGACACGGCTTTCTTCGTCCGTTCCGCTTCCCACTCCTTGCGCTGGCTCTCGGTCTCAGCGGCCTTCAGTTGCCCCCTAACGGCGGGGTTCATCCACGCGGCACGGTCATATGCGGCCTGAAGCTTATCGACGCCATACGGCATGGCGGAGACTTCAGGATCGTGAGCCATGATGTGCACCATGTGCTCTTGCAGCGCATCGAAATGCGGGTTGACCGGCGCGCCGCTGTCATCGACCTTGTGAGCGAACTCCAAAATCATGTTTGCGGCTTGGGACTGCTTCTGTTGGGCGCTGGTGTTGTATGCGCTCGATAACGCTCCTTTGATTGCCGCCAATTCCTGTTGCACGGCCTGAAGCTCTGGAGGAAGTGGCGTCGCTGGTGCGGCTGGTTGTCCCGTGGAGGGGTCCGCCTGACCTTGCTGCGCGCCTGCCTGAGAGCTTGCGGCAATGCCGAGCTGTTGAGGCGTAATGCCCCTTGCGCTCATGATCATACGCACGTATGCGACAGGATCGCGTGTGTATTGATCGTGAAGTCCAAGAAGCTCCTTAACAACCTTCCCCTCGCTTAATCCGTGTCGCTGCATTTCTGCGCGGTGGTGCGGTTGGAAAGACTGCTTTACTTCCTCAGCAAATCTTGTGGACTCAGCGGAAGCCATAGCCTTCTTGGTGAACCCTGCCTGCAAGTTCTTGACAAGCCTGTCAACTGCCTGTTGAACTTCTTTCGGGGCTTCCGAGTATGCCTTGCGTTCTGCTTCAGTCCAACTCTTCGGCGCAAAGGGAGTGTCCTGTTCGGGTTCCTGCTTGGCGTCTTTCTGCTCACCGGCCTTCGTCGCGTCCGCCTTGGGCTGGTCCGTGCGTCCGCTTGAAGCGTCTTCCCGAGCTGCTGCTTGTCCGCCTTCGCGGGGCTTGCTGTGATTGGCCTCAAGTTCATCTGCGCCGGTTTCTTCAGCCTTTACCGGCTTGGCTGGTTTATCTCTTGCATTGTCGTCGCGCGCGCGCGCTTCGACCTTGTCAAGGGCTGAATGCAATATATCATTGAGAGAGCCCGTTTGTCCACTCTCGCGGGTGCTGTCGGCTCCTGCTCTCACTTCTTCCATTGGAATTCAACCCCTGGTGTTGGACCTACGTCGTGATGCTTGTCTACTGCTGAAATATGATCATCTAGCCTTACATCACCATATTGCCGTACATTATGGCATTTGTTGTGGTCTCTCAACTGAGAACGTGAAGAAATCATCTTACGGTCTATCGGAGAAACAAATCCGTCTCCACCATATGCCCTGTCTATGTCTGGCATGACGTATGGAGATTTACTTGGTAATGGCTTCGCGTCTGGATCAGGCTCGTAACTTGTCCCGTCTGAACGCCAACGCTTAAGGTATCGCACCATTCGGTTGGACTCCCATGGTTCCGATTTGTTGAGCTACTTTCGCACGATGTTCGGCTAATTCCAAGGCTAAACGCTCTTGCTTCGCCTGTATGTCAGCCATCTTCCCTTGCATTTCTGCTTGGTGCTCCTGCTGTTTCTGCTGGGCATCCTGCGCCTTGACCGCCATGTCTGCCTGGTGTTTCTGAAGCATCGCCTGGGTGTCGGCATGGTGCGACGCGGCTTTCATCTGCGTTTCCTGCTGTATCGCCTGCGCCTTGGCCGCTGACTCGGCAGCCTTCGGGTCTTTGCTTGCCTGCGGAGGTTGCTTTGAAATCTTGTCGAAGCAGTCATTGATCGCGTCGTCGAACGCCTGCCCAACCTTGAACGTGTTCGCGGAAAACGTGACAAGCTCCTTCGCGAGGGGGAGCAAAGCCGGGTTCTGCTGCACTGCCGGGACAATCTGCGCCATCGTCTGCATGAACGCCTGCATGAAAGCGATGGCCTGCTCCTTGTTGACCTCGTCATCGTCAAAGGCGGTGTCGTCTGTCTCCACGTCCACCATGAACAGGCGGCGCGCGTTGGATCTGATGATCTCCTGAACGTCCTCCCATGGAACGGCTGAAAGGATTTCCTGCAAATCTTCGATGCTGTCAGGATCGACAGGGATTGGCGCTGGCGGCGGCGCGGCCATCGGCGGCTGTCCAGGCATGGGCTGGCTTTGCGCCATCTGTGCGGCGGCGTGCTGCTGTTGGATGGCCTTTAGCTGGGAGATAGCCTGCTTGGCCTGCTCCTGGTCGGCGCGCGTCGGAAGGGAGATACCCGTCATCTCTTCGAGCTGATCGCGGGTGTAGTGCTCCGCAATCAGTTCGGCCTTGATCCTGTAAACCTCGCGCACGAAGCGCTGAACCATGCGTTGGCGCCGGGACGATCTGTGCGAGCCGAACCGTGCTTTGAACTTCTCAGCCGTCGCCGTCGTGTCTGGATTGCTCTGCCCGCGCATGATGTCGCTTATCCCGCTGATCTCGTAGATCCGCTGAATTGTGGCGTCAATCTTCATGTCCACGGCTTGAAGGGCTGTGACGATGGGGGCCAGATCGCGCACCATGAACGCAGCCGCGAGACCTCCCGAAGCCTGCAACGCCTGATAGTTCTTATACGGGACAAACTCGCCATCTTCCAACCTTGCCGTGTCTGGAAGATTATCGTCGCCAGCGCTTCCGTATATTCCGCAATACT